ACTCACAGCGCTGTGGCGGCGCTTCTCCTGGATGGAGTTCCGGCCAGCAGGATTGGACCGGCCATCGGCATCACGGCGGCATCGGTTAGCCGTCACATCGACATGATCAGCCGTTGGCTCCGCGTCAAGAACCGAGCGGTGCTTGTTGCGACGCTGGCCCTTATGGCTGCGGAGGAAGCATGACGCGCCTAGTCTGCATCCGCTGCGGAAAAGAAGGGCACAGGTCTAGCCAGTGCAAGTGGCCGGGGCCTAACGCTGCAATTAAGCGGCTGCCGTAGGCAGTCCGCTTGAATTGCTGGTTAGGGCGCTGGTGCCGAAGCGAGGAAAAGCATGAACGACAAAGTAGTGTTCTTGGCCTACCGCACCGACAAGGCAGACACGGACGGCAAAGAAGTGCTGGCATGCGCTCGGTGCAAGAACAAGGCATGGACTGTGGTGTACGACGACCAGGACGACCAGTACCCGCGCCTGGTGTGTACCGCATGCGCTACGGATGGCGGAACTTTTGGATGGGTGGGGAAAGCATGACAACCTTATACGAAGCAGCTTGCGCTGCGCTCAACGCTTGGGAATACGACAGCAACGAGTGTCGATGGCACATGGACAACTTGCGATCGGCGCTAGATGCGGCGCCCAAGCAAGCAGACCATGCTGAGCCTGTGGCGTGGCATGTGTGCAGCGTGAATAGCGACGGGTCACTCAGCCTTGAATTCGCTGCGCCGTGGGAAGAACTTGCTCACGAGCACATCAGCGACGCAATACTCGACCACGACATTGATGGCGCAGGGTCATGGGTTGTGCGGCCTGTCTACGCGACGCCACAACCAATTGCTACAGCGCCGACCAACTCAGCAAGTCACCGCATCTGTTGTGAGGGTGACTGCACATACTACGGACAGCCGCGCCCATCATCGTGCGCGTGCTGCCGTGGAAAAGATGATTGGACTTTGCCGTTCGTGAGAAAGACTAGGTGATCGAATGACAGAAACCAGAACCATCACATTCCGCGTGTTCAGGAGCCCCAGCGGCGAACCTACATGCTGCGCCGATGCACTGACGGGCGCTCACTGCAAGTTTCTTGGCGCCAAAGAATTTGGCATCGTTCCGGTCTGCATGGCAGTCGGTGAAGATTTGTACCGTACTAGCGATGCTGGGTGGCTTGTTCCGCACGATGACTGCCCGATGTGGGCTGGACGGCCATGAGCATCAACCGCTACGCCGCGCGCACTGACGCTAACAAAGCCGCCATCGTTGCTGCCTTCATTGATGAGGGCTGCAGCGTGTACGACCTTCGCCAGCCGGTGGATTTGCTGGTGGGCATCAATTTGATGACCATGCTCGTTGAGTGCAAGGATGGATCGAAGCCGCCCAGCGCAAGAAAGCACACCACAGTCCAAGCAAAGTTCATGAGCACCTGGCGCGGCGGCCCGGTGGCAACCGTGACCGATGTTGACGGCGCCCGGCGAGTGGCGCGAATGATGAAAGGACACGAATGAGCAAAGCACCGCCAGACTTCAGCTACATCAAGCCCGAGCACCGCACCATTGATGGCCGTCTAGTCAATTGGGCGCGGTGCGTCAGGACTTATCAACTATCCCGCACTCACCCGATGTTTAGCCAGTACCGAAGCTCTGAGCAATGGGCTGAGCTAAGCGTGTCAATACCGGCAGATCAGGTTGATGGGCTACTGATCGAGCGGGCAGTTGCAAAGATCGACAACGACCCACGCGAGGCGCTGAGGTGGTTCTATGTCTATGGCGGGTCTCCGGCAAAAGCCGCGAAGTACATCAAGTGCAGCACTCACGGACTGGCCGAGCTGCTGCACCAGGGCCGCGATCTGTTGCAGAAGCGAACTAGCTCACGCAATGAGCTTGCACTAGCTCACCACATGAGCTAGTATCCGGCCCATACCGATAGCGAAGACGCGCCCGGACCGCCACAAGGGGATAACTGCCCCAGGCGAACGCACACAGCCACCCATGCGGTGGCTTTTTTCATTGGAGCCAGCGACCCGGAAACGGACTGGTTAGACGATGTACAGCCAAGCAATAGCCGATCAGGTGTGCGAGCTGCTGGCAGATGGCTTGAGTCTGCGCAAAGCGGCAGAGCGAGCCGGCACAACGCATTCCGTGATCTTGGGGTGGGTGAAGGACAACAAAGCCTTTTCCGACCAATACACCCGCGCGCGTGAGATCGGCTACCAACTCTTGGCTGACGAGATCATCGAGATCAGCGATGACAGCAGGGGCGATACCTGGGTAGACGACGACGGCAACGAGCGCACTGATACAGAGCGGGTTGCCAGGTCAAAGCTTCGGATGGATTCGCGCAAGTGGATGCTTTCCAAGATGCTGCCGAAGATGTATGGCGACAAGGTTGTGCATCAAGGCGATCCGGACGCGCCAGTTGTCCACAGGATCGAGCTAGTTGACCTCGACAGCGAGGATTAAGCTCCCGAAGGTTCTGCGGCCTGTATTTGCTGGGCGCGCAGACGTTCGCGGCGCCTATGGTGGGCGAGGGTCTGCAAAGACTCGCTCATTCGCCAAGATGATTGCCGTGCGCGGGTACATGTACGGCATGTCTGGCGTGACTGGGCAGCTAGTCTGCGGCCGGCAGTTCATGAACTCGCTAGAGGATTCCTCACTAGAGGAATGCAAGCGGGCGATTGAGGACGAGCCATTCCTCGCGGATTACTACGAGGTTGGTGACAAGTACATCAAGAGCAAAGACGGGCGCATTTGGTTCACGTTCGTCGGCCTTGACCGAAGCATTGCGTCCATCAAGTCGAAGGGGCGCATCCTCATCTTGTGGGTTGATGAGGCTGAGCCAGTCACTGATGAGGCATGGAACGTTGTAATCCCCACTCTGCGCGAGGAAGGAGAAGACTGGAATGCCGAGCTGTGGGTGACATGGAACCCGAAGCGCAAGACGGCCGCAGTTGAGGGCCGATTCAGGCATTCGAGTGATCAGCTCATCAAGGTTGTGCAATGCAACTGGAAAGACAACCCGAAGTTCCCGGAGAAGTTGGAGCGCGAACGGCTGCGTGACCTGGCGGAGCGGCCAGACCAGTACCGGCATATCTGGGAAGGCGACTACATCAGCGTCATATCCGGCGCTTACTTCGCTTCCGGCATCACGGCAGCGAGGGCAGAGGGCCGGATTGGCAAGGTGGCCGCTGACCCGTTGATGACGCTGCGCGCGTTCTTTGACATCGGCGGGACTGGCGCAAAAGCTGATGCTGTGGCTATCTGGATAGCCCAATTCATCGGGCGCGAGATTCGAGTGCTGGACTACTACGAAGCTGTTGGCCAGCCGTTGGCGACTCACATCAACTGGCTACGGGCCAGCGGGTACGAGAAGGCCGGTGTCTGGCTTCCTCACGACGGCGACACGCAAGACAAGGTTCACGACGTGAGCTATGCAAGTGCTCTGCGTGATGCTGGCTTTGCGGTCACGGTGATTCCGAACCAAGGCAAGGGCGCTGCGATGGCTCGCATTGAGGAAGCCCGCAGGCTTTTCCCAAGCATGTGGTTCAACGAGGAAAAGTGCCAACCTGGCCTAGATGCCCTTGGCTGGTATCACGAGAAGCGGGACGAGAAGCGCGGGATTGGCCTCGGCCCTGAACACGATTGGGCAAGCCACGGGGCAGACGCCTTTGGCTTGATGTGCGTGGCTCATCAGCCGCCGATGATGAAGCAGGCACCTTTGAACTACCAAAACAGGCGAACAGCATGAAGAAGATGGACGATGACGAGCTGCTGCGCTTCCTAGAAGCTGAGCACGACTCCGCCTATCACTATTCAAGTTCGCAGATCGCTAAAGAGCGCGAACAGGCCATCCGCGATTACAACCGGATGCCCTACGGGACCGAGGTTGAGGGGCGCTCTCAGGTCATCACGTCGGATGTGTTTGATGCTGTTGAGGGAATGCTTCCTGATCTGCTCGATGTGTTCATCAGCAGTGATAAGGCGGTTGTCTTCGATCCTGTCGGACCTGAGGATGTGGAAGCGGCGGAGGAAGTCACCAACGCCTGCAACCATGTCTTCTACAAGCAGAACAACGGCTTCCTGACGCTCTACACCGCTGCCAAGGACGGCCTGACGCTCAAAACGGGCGGAATAAAGTGGTGGTGGGATGTCAAGCGCACGCCGAAGTGGGAGACGTTCCGGGGCGTCTCTGAAATGCAGTTGGCGGTGTACCTGTCAACGCACCCGAAAGCCGAGCTGATCTCGAAAGAGGAAGACAACGGCGAGGATGAAGCGCAGGGCGAGCGCGAAGTAGAGACGGAGCAAGGCGCGCAGGAGACTGATGCTGAGTTCGGCGAGCAGACCCCGCCGAAGCTGTGGACCGTTCGCATCAAGACGATTGAGGATCGCGGCATCGTCAAGGTTGCGCCGATCCCGCCCGACGAGCTGTTGATCAGCAAGAACCACAATTCGATCCTGCTGGATGACTGCGCCTATGTCGCGCACATCACTCAAAAGAGCCTGAGCGATATACACCAGCTTGGCTATGAGGATGTGACGATTGATGATGTCCGCGCGGCCAGCAATGAGCGCAAGACCCAAGACGGCTACTTGCGGGACATGTTCCTCGACCGCGACCGCTTCGACGGTCAGACGGTAGACGATTCGTCTGTTCGTGGCTGGCTGATCGAAGAATACGTGCTTGTTGATTTCGACGGCGACGGCATCACGGAGCGCCGCAAGATCACGCGCCTAGGGAAGCTGATCCTAGACAATGAGGAAGTGAGCCATGTGCCGATTGCGGCCTGGACGCCCTACATCCTGACGCACCAGTTCGATGGTCTGTCTGTTGCGCAACTGGTCTCGGACTTCCAGCGCATCTCGACTGAGATTTGGCGTGCGCAGCTCGACAATCTCGACTTGGCGAACAACCAAGAGACGGTGGTTCTTACCGACTCACAGGGCAATCCGCAGGCGAACATTGACGACCTATTGAATCGTCGGCCTGGCGGTGTGCTGCGTGAGAACGTGGCGGGCGCGATCAGGCCCTATGCGCAGCGCTGGCAGGGCATTGAAGCAATGCCGATGGTTGAGATGCTGAACAGCGCCAAGGAGAACCGCACCGGGTGGACGCGCTACAGCCAGGGCCTTGACGCCGATTCGCTGAACAAGACGCGCGGCGGTATGCAGATGATCATGAACGCCAGCCAGAAGCGCATGAAGCTGATGGCACGCATCATGGCTGAGTGTCTTGTCGCGCCGATGTTCCGTGGCATCTTCAAGACGCTGCAGGACTACTGCATGGAGAAGCTGACATTCAAGCTCTCCAACAAGTTCGTAGCCTATGAGCCGCAGAACTGGCGCGACGGCTTCGATATGACGATCAATGTCGGCCTGGGGACTGGCGATGTGATCCAGCAGGCTGGCTATCTGCAGCAGATCGCACAAGCGCAGTTCGCGTTGATGGGCACCCCGATGGGCGGGCGCGTGGTGACTGAGGCTAACGTGTTCGCGGTGCAATCTCGCATCGCTGAGAACGCTGGCTTCAAGAACCCGGCCGAGTTCTGGACCGACCCGAAGCAATTGCCGCCACCTCAGCCGCCACAGGCCCCGCCTGATCCGCGCGTGATCACGAAACAGATGGAGCTGCAGGCCGACGCGCAGAAGTTCCAAGCGACGCTGCAGGCCGACCAAGCCAAGTTCGCCGCCGAGATGCAGTCTCAATTGCAGATCGACCAGAACCGCCAAGAGTGGGAGGCGCGGCAGAAGCAACTGGAGCTTGAGCAGCAGGCTCAGCTTGACCAGCTCCGCGCGCAGTACGAGATGCAAAAAGAGGCCGCGCGCCTTGAGTTCGACAAGTACAAGGCCGACCTTGATGCCAACGTGAAGCTGGCTATTGCTGAGAAGAACGCAACGCCGCCGATGGATGTCGCACCGCTTCAAGGCGCGATCCAGCAGCTCGCGGACCACATCACAGCCCCGGTGCAGATCATTCGAGACGCATCAGGTCGGGCAATCGGCGTGCAAAAGGGCGCGTCGGTTATGGAAATCACACGCGGCCCTGATGGCCGAGCAACTGGAGTGCAATAACCATGGCGATAGCCTACGCGGCAACACTGCGCAATTCGATGCTTGACGCAATCACCACGCTTGCGGGCGCTTCGGCTCTGCTGCGCATCTATGACGGCACCCGCCCGGCAACTGGCGGCACCGCCACCACGCTGCTGGCCGAACTGACGTGCAACGCGACGTTCGCGCCTGGCGCAGCGGCTGGCGTGCTGACGCTCAACGCGATCACGCAGGATTCGAGCGCCAATTCGTCGGGCACTGCAACGTGGTTTCGCATCGTCAAGAGCGACGGCACAACCCATGTGCTTGATGGCAACGTCGGCACGTCGGGCAGCGACCTGAACCTGACAACCACGACCATCGTTGCAACGCAGCCGGTGAGCGTTTCGAGTTTCGTCATCACTGAGGGGAACCCATGAGTCTGACACTCGCACAACAGGGCGCGCTGAAGGCCTACGTCCAAGCTGATCCAGTACTATCGATCAAGACGCCCAACAGCGACGGCGCACTTGACATCGCCAATGCGCTGAACAAGCCTGATCCAAGCGGGTATCAGGTATGGCGCAGCAGCACCGAAACGGGCGCCATCCTCGACGCGATCACCTGGGCGAACCTGACACCCGTCGGTGTATCAGACGGCAGCGCAATTGCGCTGCAGAATGAATACAAGTGCCAAGGCAGGCAGCTCAATCTACAGATCATGCTGCAGGGCCGAGAATCCCTCGGCACCGGGCGTCTGACGACGCGGCAGGGCCTACAGGATGCGCTGCAAAACGTGCCGTCCGGAGCTGGCGGGGCACTGCTGGACGCTGGATGGATCGGTGCCGGCAAGGTAAAGGCCTCTATCACACGGCCGGCCACTGTGCTGGAGAAGCTCTTCGCTACTGGTGCCGGGACCGCTGCGAACCCGAGCACGATGGCCGTCGAAAGTCCGATTGACTATCCGACCGTTTCGACGGCAATGGGCTGGGGTTGATCAATGGCGACTGTGAACGTCAGTTACGCAACAGCCGCTTCCATTACTATTGACCTGGCTAACCTTGCAAGCTCGGGGACGTTCGTGTCAGGACGTGAGTCGAACCAAATCGACAACACGTCTAACAAGTACATGGATTGCCTGGTGCGCGGCGAGATTTCTGTCGGCACTACGCCAACGGCTAACACTGCGATTGCGGTGTATGTGTGGGGCAGTAATGTCTCTCTGGCAACTACGCCGATTGACACGCTAGACGGCGTTGATAGCGCGGAGACGCTGACCAATACCGGCATCCTCAACGCGCTGCGCTGGGGGGCGTCTGTGGCTGTTCCTGCGGCTACGTCCGATGTCGCCTACGAAATTCTTCCGTTCAGCGTGGCATCTCGCTTTGGCGGTGTGATGCCCAAGTTTTGGGGCCTGTATGTGGCTCACTCGACGGGTGTCAACCTGCGGAATAACGCGGTCAACACCAACGGTCTGGAGTACGTCGGGATTACCTACACGGTTGCGTGATGCTGGTCCTTCGCAAGCCCCGGACTGAGCAGCCGCAGGATTTTGGCGCTCTTGATTGGGGCGACTCAATCACTGCTGGGCTG